TAGACAATGAGTTTAACGCTGTAGAAGCAGCCTTTAACGCTAGCACAGGCCACACACACGATGGTACTACTAGTGAAGGTGCACCTATCGAAGTCATTGGCCCAGCGCAAGACATTGTAGCTACAACTACTGTACTACGCCCTAAGACAAACAATACAGTAGACTTGGGTACATCTAGCCTGAAATACAAAGATGTTTATCTAGCAGGTGACCTTAATCTTGATGGCTCTATTACATCTACAGGTTCTGTTAACTTAGGTTCTACTTCTATTACTGGTACATTAGCAGTATCAACTGACACAACACTTACAGGTAACCTTACTGCTAATGGTAATACTACACTAGGTAATGCAGCTACAGATACGGTGACAGTAAATGCAGATGTTGCGTCAAGTCTTATTCCTTCTGTTGATGATTCTTACGATCTTGGTGCTGTTGGAAGCGAATGGCGTAATGCATATATTGATGGCACTGCTTATATTGATACAGGCTCTATTGATACTGCTAATGTGGCGACTCTAAACGTATCAGGTAATGCAGCAGTAACAGGTACAATTACAGGTGATGTAACAGGTGATGTTACTGGTAATGCAGATACTGCATCAACACTTGCTACACCACGTACTATTGCTATAGCTGGTGCTACATCAGGTTCAGCTAACTTTGATGGTTCTACTAACATTACCATTACTACAAGCGGCCTTACATTAGGTGGTACTGCTGTAACTGCTACAGGTGCAGACATCAATGTGTTAGATGGTGCTTCAGTAACTACAGCAGAACTTAATACGCTAGACGGTATTACAGCTTCTACCAGTGAGTTAAACATCCTTGATGGTGCTACTTTAACAACAGCAGAACTAAATACTCTTGACGGTATCACAGCAAGTACTACAGAATTAAACTACATGGATGGTGTTACATCTAATGTACAAACACAGTTAGATTCTAAGCTTGATAGTCTATCTACTTACACAGGAGATATTGACATTGATGGCGAACTTGTGGTAACATCTTATAATGAAACATTTGTAAGTGTTTCTTCATCAGGTGGAGCAACAATAGTAAATGCGGAAACAGGTAACGTCTTTAGTCATACGCTAAGTGAAAACACTACATTTACATTTACTAACCCGCCGTTAAGTGGTACAGCTTATGGCTTCGCATTAAAAATTGTACAAGATGCAAGTGCCAGTGGATATACAGTAACATGGCCTAGTGCAGTACTATGGCCTTTCAGTTTTACCCCTACCCTAAGTGATGGGGCAAATGAGATTGATCAGTTTGCGTTCTATACACATGATGGTGGAACAACGTGGTATGGCTTTGTAGCAGGAAGAACTTTAGGATAATTAAACATGACTAATTGGAAAACAATAATGTTATCTTCTGCAGGTGGTGGAGCGGAAGACGGATGGTTTACCCGATATGGTGATCCTACACAAAATACAGGTGGATATAATTATTTTGGTGGTATGTCTGTTGAAAACTATACAAGTGACATGCCAAATGGTATGAATATTCATTTAGACGAAGATAGAGACACACTTTGGGCAGGTCTTTCAACCCGTTATTTTTCAGACAACAACGGTTCTCCGTCAGGTCAATTCACTCATGGTTTAGGTGCTTTTAATGCTACAGACGGTAGTTGGGATTCTTATGCGGCAACACAAACTTGGGGAGGTTATCAGTATAATGATGGTTACGCATTTAATGCTATAACATCCAATAGATTAGCTTGCCATTTTAATAATGCTGAGTTTCTGGGTTATTTTAATATGGCAAACAGAAATTGGGAAGCAAACGCTACAGAATTTTCTAATGCTTCAAGAGCAATTACATACGCAGCACCAGTTAAAGTAGGAAATAGTTATGTAGGAATTAGTGCTAAAAACTATGCTTCAAATGGTTATGTTGGTTATTATGATAGTAATTTAAAACCAACAGGATCAAGAAAATACTCTAATAGTTTAAGTAATTCTAGTGGGCAATGGCCGCAGACAACACTTGCAGGTACATCCCTAACAAACTGGTTTTCTCTTGGTAGGGATGCTGCAAACGGTTTTGATAACTTTATCTTACTTAAATGGAGCTACAATAACTTACAATCTGGTAAATGGATACAAAGTTTTTCAAGTACTACAGGGATGAATATGTATAGCCAATCTATGGTTGCAGATAGTTCCCATGTTTATGTTATATACAGAAGTAACAGCAGTCGTACTAATTGGATATTTAAGTTTGATCATAGTTTAAACATTGTAAAACAAGTTAAATGGAGTGATACTATTAGTACTGACTCTTATCACGGTTTTAATCAAGCACAAATAGGTAATGATGGAAATATACACCTATTCCAAACAGGTTCTTGGGGCGCCGATAATAGACCGTTTAGTCGTTTAATTATAGATAAAGACTTGACTAGCATAAGTGATTATATCACAGTCAATCATAGGCCTCAAGGAACTAATAACAGTAATAACACTAATGGTGCAGGAAGTTATGGAGTTGTATTAGATTCTAGAGACAATGCTTACTTCTCAGGTATGGGTAAATTCTCAGACCCCACTTATTATTTTGGTGGGCAAGGTACTATAGGGTGGTATCTTACACTTATGAAATTACCGTATGGATTTAGCTCTACAGGAACATATGATACTAGTGGGTCAGGGAATGCGACTTACTGGGGTAATAATGAACTTATTATAAATAAACCAACGATACCTACGCTTACCACTGTATCAAATTATACGTATAGTTCATATAGTAATTTAAACCTTGCTAATCAAAACACTTTAACACAGTATTTTTATAGTAATCTTGCGTTTACTAGAGATTCTACTAGGTTAGTTAATTATAGCTTTGATAGAGAAAACTTTTCTATAACATAAGGAGAAAAATAGACATGTATGTTAAAATAACAAACGGAGCAGTAGATCAATACCCTTACACGATCGGTGAACTGCGCCGTGATAATCCAAATACATCTTTTCCAAAAAACCCTTCGGCTCAAATGTTAGAAGATTGGGGTATGTATCCTGTTAGCACTACACAAGAACCATCTTACGATGCAGAAACACAATATGTAACTCCTGCAAGTACACCCACGTTAGAAAATGGTACATGGGTAATTGGATGGACTATAGTAAATAAAACAGCAGAAGAAATAGCAAGCAATCGTGATGCTATGGCAACTATGAATCGTTCAACACGTAATGAACTTTTAGCTGCTACAGACTTTCATGCATTGACAGACGTAACCCTTTCTGATAGTATGTCGGCGTATCGTCAGGCATTGAGAGACATAACCTCTCATGCAAACTGGCCTTACTTAGACGCAACAGATTGGCCTACGGAACCTAATGAGTAAAAACACACAGACAGTATACTTTGCAAAAACAAAAAGCTTTGAGCCTAATATACAAAAAGCAGGAATAAATGAAATAGCCTCTTTTCCTTTAGAAGCTTTAACAAAAGAAGTTAAAGAAGTTTTTAAAGACACTACATGTGATTTAGCAATTAAATGTTATGCAGTCCAAGAGGAAATAAAAAATACGTTTGTATATAAAGCACCTCTTGATATAAATGTTACGTATAAAGATAAGGAGATTGTTAGACTATTACCAGAGTCTATTCACAACTTAGGACATAACCCTGTAACTGTTACTCCTACTCCGAGTAGTATGTTTGAAAGTGGACTAGTTCAACTGTTTACATATTTTGGTTTTTGGTTTTTTTCAGAAGAACCTGTAACCTTAACATTACAGCCGCCTAATTTTCATACGACTAGTGTCAAACATATACCTATGCTTACAGGTCAGTACGATATATCTAAATGGCTTCGTCCAGTTTTTCCTAGTTATGCAAATTATAATTACGAAAACTTTGACATTAAAAGAGGCGATGCTTTGATGTACATAAAGTTTGATACAGATAAAAAAGTAGTACTTAAAGAGTTTTGTATGAATAAAGAATTAGACGATCTAGCAACGGCAGGACTAGAGTTAAAATCTGTAATGCCTTGGGTTCCGTTAGACCGATTATATAAAATGTTTCTTGCGAATAATAACCACAAGAAAATATTAAAACAAATAAAAGGTCAAGTAGTCTAATGTTTAAAGCAAAAAACAAAACAAAAAAAATTGTATTTAAAGCTGAAACAGGGTTTAAAGAGTCTTTTGAAAACCCAAAACCCGCAAAAAGATTTGTGCCTGATTGGTATAAAAAAATGCAAACACGGTTACAGGAAATAAATAACCCTTTTAATGGGCAAATAAGTACTAACGCAACTATTAAAGCATGTGCTCCTGTATTAGACTACTTAACAGGCGGTTACATAATTCCTATACCTTTTGACTTAAAGGTGAACGTAGTAGATGGGAAACATAATTTTATATATAATGTTCCGTTTCCTTTTACCAGTATGCATGCTCCTTATCAAATCAAAGGAGCACCTTTTGAAAACAAAACACCGCACAAAATAACCAATCCTTGGTTCATAGAAACACCTAAAGGCTATTCATGTTTTTTCTTTAAGCCTTATTATGCAGATACTAAAGGAATAGATATTTTACCTGCGATAGTTGACACAGATAATTTTCACGAAGTTAACTTTCCATTTTTCTTTACTGAAACAGAAGATGGCGAATATTTTATACCTCGTGGTACTCCAATAGCACAAGTTCTACCTTTTAAAAGAGATGAATTTGAAATGGAAATGTGTGAAAGTACACACAAAGAAGGAATAATACAGAAACTTCTTCCTGCTACTATATTTAAAGACATGTATAAAACTATGTTTAGAGTTAAAAAATCTTATAGATAGGAACTAAAACTAAAATGTCGGACATTAAGCTAACATCTGATGAACTAGAAGCTATGCTAGATCGTGCAGCTAGACGTGGGGCAAAGGAAGCCCTACGTTCTATTGGCTTACTAGATGATGATGCACATAAAGATATAACTGAGATGCGTGGCTTATTAGAAGCATGGCGTGATACACGTAGGTCTGTGTGGTCTACTGTAACAAGACTAGTCACTGTTGCCGTACTAACGTTTATTGCTGGCGCAGTATGGATGACAATGAATAAATAAGGTAAAACATT